ATGCGTCCTCAACGCTGATACCGACGTTAGGAGAGGTCATTCGAGCAAACGCGGGGTTTTGAAGCTCTTTCCTAAGATCGAATTTAGGGAACACCTTTTTCAGAGCCTCGCCCTCTCGGGTGATCTTGTCAAAATGTGTTCTCAGTCTCTGATCTTCAATGGTTCTCGCTTCCTCGCGCTTCGTGCGTGCCGTGTCGCGCTCCTGTTGGTCGATCTTCTTGGCGGTTTCTACCGATACGCCCATAGAAAGGGCTTTGTCCTCGTAGTAGCCGTCGTCGTCGTTGATCTTCTTGGCGAGTGCGTCGTAATCAATGTTTGCGGGGTCAAGACCGTATTTTCTTGCAAGGAGCTCAAGCGAAGGCGTGATCTTGCCGAGCTTTTCTTCTGCTCCCTTGGCAGTTTTCAGGCGAGACTGCACAACAGATTGCATATTCTTGTTGTACTCGGGGTCTGCCATGATCTCGTCCCAACTCATACGACGTGGGGCATTGGCGTTAGTTTCTTCCGTAGGTGCTTCCGTAGCAGCGGCGGCCTGCGTCTTAGGTTCTGCCGCATCGTTTGCCTTGGGCGCGGTGCTTGCCGTGCTTGCGGTAGGTTTTGCGGCGGTTCTGTTCGCCCGTCTGCGAATCTTATCTTCGGGAACACCCAAATCCCGAAGCCTCTGTTCGGCGTCAACAGTCGCATTATCGCCCGTGGTGGCTGCTCCCTCTCCGCCTCCGTCACCGGCTCCTTCACCGGCAAAAAGCTGTAGGTTCAGCCAAAATTGGTTTTTCATGAGTAAATCCTCCGATATAATCTACCGCTTTCGGGGCGGTGAGTCCCTATACATAGCCTTGCGGCGTATATACCTTATTCGTTGATGGTGTAGCTGACGTTATCGGGATAATTCGCCGCCAACAGCTCATATCCTGCACAGATCGAATCAAAGATCAGCGTGATAGCACCCTTGTACTGTTCGAGTGCTTCACAGCCAACAGTACCGTTGCCGATTTCAAGATTGATAATGGCGTTGGTAGCGTGTCCGTTCTGCTGCATACCGTTCACGGACGCCGCGATGGTGTAGATCAGCACGGAAGCAGCCGCGCAAATCAGATCGTGACCGGGCTCACCGCTGTAAGCGTGTCCCTCCACCGTGATCTTATTTTCTTTTCTGTCATAGACTGCCTTAATCATATGTTCTCACCTCTTTCAACTTGGCTGTGATGCCTGATTGGAGCGGGCTCTTGCATTCTGCACGCCCTTGGTTTCCTTTTTGCCGTTGCCAGCAATATGGTCACTCTGCATAAGGCTTGCCGTGCCGCCCGAAGCGGGAGCACCGCCGCCACCCGTTGTCATCATAATGTCCTGTGCAATGCCTTCTGCCGACGCGGGATCTATCTTCTGCGCCATAACGAGCGCAAGCTGCATATATTGCAGCAGCTTCTGATACATCGTGCCGTTCTGCGCCACCTTCTGCATGATGCCGTCCTTGCCGTCAAATTCCATCATATCAAGGCACATAAGCGTCTGATCGGTCATCTGCGGATTGAAAAAGCCCATCTTGAAGAACTGCAAAGCAAGCTCGTTCTGCGTGACCTTGGTATATACGTTCTTCTTCTGCGCCGATACCTTAATATCGAACACGGGAAGTCTGAAGCCCTGATCTTGACCGAATGCGCTGCCTTGCGCCTGCTGCTGAATGCCCGCGTTGGTGTAGCTTACATACTGCTCTGCGCCGTACTGGCCGAGAATACGGAACTGACGTGGCATATCGTAGAACTGGCGTATCAATTCGATGCACAGCTCAATGATCTTACCGTATGCGCGATATGCGGAGCGCGTGCTGTCCTTACTGCCCTTGCCGCTTGCTTCCTGCAAAGCAGCAATAGCGGAAGCAGCCGTGACGCCCGAACTAACGTTGCCCGTGCTCGTCTCGGTATTGCCCGACGTTTCGCGCAGCTCCTGCACGGCTCTGTCATACACGTTGATGTAGTTTCCGTCGAGCGAATTATGCTGAATGACGCGGAGTGAGTTTTCGTCCGTGCTGCCTGCAACGTGCACGATAGGCTTTGACAGATCAAGGAACTCTTCCTCATTGATCGCACCGTCACCGCGCGAGAAGTAACGAGGCGCAGCACCTACCTGTGCATTCTTGACAAAGCTCGTGTTGAGAATGTCAATGGTGGTCTGCGGGCTGCGGCACAGATCAACGTAGCCGTAACCGCAAGGAGAACCCTCAATAGGGTACAGAGCATCGAACACGTAAGGGTACAAGCCGTGATCGTACAAGCCGCGCTCTGCGACGGAAGGACCGGCTTCCACGACAATAGGTTGACCCGTAATAGGATCAACAGCAGGCTTCGTGGGTCGCTGCACGTCGTTCTCGGTCGCATATATGACGACATCACCCACGAACTTACAGTACTGCAAGGTGTTCTTGCCACCGATATACTTGTGATAGTACACGTCAATGACCGTGTGCTTGTTCTCGGTATTCACGTGATCGTCGTAAAGGAACTTGGTGCTCATAAAGGACTGACCTTTTAGCTTACCCGCAAGCTCGGGGTATTTCTGCTCCAAAATGTCCTTGTCCCAAAGCTCGGTATGGAAGAAATAGCGGCTCTTTTGAATGTCGGTTACGCCCGGCTCCCAATAGATGTTCAGCAGATTGACGCGCTCGACGGCAATATCTCCAAGTCCGTTAAGCTTGGACTTGTCCCAAATGATCTTATATACGCCCGTGCCCGTCTTGATCTTCTGCCACATGGCGTCGGAATAGGTGCTTTCAAAGTGGTTCTGTTCAAGAATACAAGGCACAATGGAGGACAGCATACGCGCCTCGCTCCTGTCACCTTCCTCACGAGGCAAGATGTTAGGCTCGGGAAATGCGTCCATAGCGTCGGCGTGCTTGCTGACGATTACGTTGTGCAGCCAGCCCGAAACGCTCTTATAGTCGCCGTCCTTGCCGATGTTGGTCTGTTCCTGCTCAACCTCGGAATTGCGGAGCTTCCACCAACGCTCGGATTCCAAGATGCGCCGTTCCGTGTTGGCCTTGCCGCTCTTGTATTCTTGCAGAATGTGCATGAACTCCTTGACCTGCTCCGCACCGATCACCGCTTGCGCACTCGCCATAGGCTGCTGCGTTTGGTAACTTGCCGGTAACTTGCCGGTAACTTGCTGGGCGGTATCGGGCTTATGTTCGATTATCATGTGGGGATCTCCTCTCTTAATAACGTCGTAATTGCGTAAACTGATTCAGCGGGTCAGATACGATAGGCTTTTGCTCCTTCGGTATGATCGGGGATATCGGGCGTGACATACACATATACCGCACCTCGTCGGGGCAATGGTCCTCAAGCGTCGTGTCAATGTCCTCGGGCCTTGTCTCCGAGTACATCATCAGCGGCATCGTGCGGATAAATGCCTTGCAGTTATTGAACACATACATACGCGGGTATCCGTTCTCGTCAAACTGCAATCTGTAATGCACCTGCATCCAACCGGGTATGCGCTCGTGATCACCGGGAGAGAAGTATATCCCATAGTGTTCAGCCGTCTCTGCTATGCTTTCGCCTCGGGAGCTGTCCCATATAGCAGGGTCTGCCACGCTGTCCACAATCTTGCGGTTCTTCAGCCACGGGTGTTCGCGTTCAAAGTCACGAATACGTCGGAACTGCTCGTCGGGCGACCACTTCACGCCCTCGTTCGGGGTCTGCGTGCAGCCGTACATTTCCATAATGCGGTATAGCGTGCCGTCGTAGTCCACCGCCCAATAACCAAGAGAAAACGGCTTATTGTAGCCGAAGTCGTATGATCGCATGATATTCCAACCGCGGCACTCACCGCTGTTCAGGTCAAAAGGCTCAATGACGTGGGTGAAGCGGCGTTGCGCCAATGCTTCCTCCACGGTAATGCCCGCCTTGGTGCACAGATCAATATCGGGTGTCGGTCGAAAGTCCTCAAAGAACTGTCCCTCGAATATGTCCCATCGCCCGTATAACCACGCATCACGCAGCTTAGGCGGCAGGGCTTCCAATTGCTTGATGTAATCGGGTTGGCTCTCCATAAGTGCCTTGTTGTCGGTCACAAGGGCTTGAATAAACTCGTAGTCCCCGGGCACTTCCCCGCTCTCGTACTGCTTGTCTATGAACAGTCGCTTGATATAGCCGTGCGACACGCCACCGGGGTTGCAAGTGTAATAAATACGCTTGGGAAAGTTATTAACACCACGCACGCAGGCCGTGATCTTCTTGATCCACATTTCCTGAAGCTGCGTAGCCTCGTCAAGAAAGATAACGTCATATTCCGCGCCTTGGTATTGGTCAAGGTCTTTGTCGTTGTTACAGTAGCCGAATTTGATCGTGCTGCCGTTCGGAAAGGTAAATATCTTCTCTGACTTGTTATAACGTGCGATACCGTTCAGCTCTTCGCGCAGCTGATTGATATGGTTATTCACAAGCTCGGGGTATGTACGACGGACGATAAGCACCTTTATACCGCCAAAGCGTA